CAGGTGGTGCTGCACCGAAAGGTGAATCGACTTACCAGTCGGGTCTCAGACAGTGAGGTAAAAATCTACTAATGTAGCAATGCCCCTTACTTGTTGGTATACATTAATCCAACCTCCCACACCTTTTGCGGGTGTAGTTTAGTGGTAAAATCAGAGGTTTCCAACCTCCAGTCGAGTGTTCGATTCACTCCATCCGCTTCCCCACCAGACGGAACTTAATTCAGTTTGGTAGAATGCTCGCTTTGGGAGCGAGATGTCATAGGTTCAAATCCTATAGTTCCGATAAATAACATACTATGTCCATCAAACTTGTTCTATTAAAATCTAACGAAGAAGTCATTGCAGACGTAAAGGAACTTGTAGATGAGGATGATAAACCCATCTTTATAGTTCTTGAGAATGCTTACTGTTGTAAGTTAATTGAATCTCCTGTAATGTTGACTGAAGGAAAAGAAGAGACAGAGACGCAGTATAGTGTACAGTATTATCCATTCATGCCTCTCTCAGCTGAGAGAAAGATATCTATTGACCCCAGTTGGGTAGTAACAATAGTAGAACCAAGTGAGATGGTTAAGAAATCCTACACGGATCGGATGGAGGCTGAGAAAAATAAATGAAACGTTGGATGAATTTGGAAGACCATAGACCTTGGGATCGTCCCAAAAAAGATCCCAATAGAAAGATACACACCGACGAGTATATGCAAGAGGGTTGGGATAGTTCCCCACATCTAGCAGTTCATCCATACAAACGTGGATCACTTCATAATAAGGTGGGTATGTGGATCATGTGGACATACTATGTGTTATTCACTGGTATGGTCATTAGATTAATCATTGTATTAAACACTTAAAATGGAAAACGAAATCAAAATTCTTGTACTGGTCAATAATGATTTGATCATTGCTCAGGTAGAAGAAGTAGCTGCATTGGATATGGGTGATCCTAATTGTAAATTGATTGCTCCTTTTAAAGTGAATCCTCTTAACGGAGATTTACATCCTTGGTTAAGTGAAGTTACAGATGATAGGGAAGTTATGATGGCTAGTGATAAGATATTGACTTTGGTAGAACCACATGCAACTATAGTTGATGATTATTTGAAGAGAGCAGTAGTACCAGAAACTACGGATGATTGAGCATATATTTCCAACACCAATTTACTATGACTATGTAAACAATCTTGAAGATATTCAGAAAGAATTGGGTGGATGTGCTGAGACTTTGAAGTATGATATTACGGATACTCTCCGTATGTATAGTAACGATCATTCATATCAGACAGACATAATTGGTGATAAACAATTAAATACCTTTGCTAAGGAACTTGATACCCATATTCAGAACTACTGTTCTGAGTTGGGTTTTCCTATTAGGGAATACAAGATGGATTCATCTTGGTATGTTGCATATAAGAAAGGCAATTATTGTACTGTCCACAGCCATGGACATGTTGACATATCTGGTGTATACTATATTGATACCAATGGAGAGGACGGCAATGTATTCTTTGTTTGTCCAACGCCAGGTTTAATGGCTTCCCTTTGTTTCCTTAAGAATCCTATCTGGGAACACAAACCCGAAGTCGGTAAGATAATGTTATGGCCAGGTTGGTTGCAACATGGGGTAAATGAAAACCTTACAGACCACACTAGAATCGCACTAGCATTCAACATCGTTTTTCAAAGATGAAGTTCTACACCAATGTATTCCAAATCGGCAATAGTATGCTGGTTAGAGGATATGATAACGGAAAACACTTTAGTGATAGACAGGAATTTCGTCCTACATTTTATGTACCTACTAAGAAGAAAAGGAGTAAGTGGAAGACTCTTGATGGTCAACTGGTAGAACCAGTAAAACCTGGCACCATTAAAGATTGTAGAGAATTTATTGATAAGTATTCTCAAGTACAAGGGTTTAATGTATTTGGTAATGAGAGATATGTTCACCAGTACATTGCTGAGAATTATCCAGAGGATGAGATAAAGTTTGACCTATCTAAAATTAAATTAGTAACGATTGACATCGAGGTTGCTGCGGAGAGTGGTTTCCCTGATGTCTTTAATGTTGCAGAGGAACTTCTTCTGATTACAGTACAGGATTATAATACAAAGTTCATTACTACATTTGGATCTAGGCCATATAAGACTAATCCTAACAGGAAGAACTATAGGTATGTGGACTGCCACAATGAGAGAGGATTGATAGAGACATTCCTTAGTTGGTGGCAACAACACACGCCTGAGGTCGTTACAGGGTGGAACTGCGAACTATATGATATCCCTTACCTTGTAGGTAGAGTGGAAAGACTCATGGGTGAGAAATATGCCAAGAGATTTTCACCTTGGGGTATTGTTAGACGGAATGAGATCCGTATTCAGGGTAGAGATAATATTGCATATTCCATTGCAGGTGTATCCATTATGGATTACCTTGATTTGTATAAGAAATCTCCTGCTACACCCAACCAAGAGAGTTTCCGATTGGATCATATTGCTCTGATGGAACTGGGTCAACAGAAGTTGGATCACAGTGAGTTTGATACTTTCCGTGATTTCTATAGTGGTAACTGGCAGAAGTTTGTAGATTACAACATCGTTGACGTTGAACTGGTAGATAAACTTGAGGACAAGTTAAAACTTATTGATCTGTGTTGTACTCGTGCGTATGATGCCAAGATTAATTTTACTGATGTTGCTTTCCAAGTTCGTACATGGGATGCAATTATATTCAACTATCTTAAGAAGAAAAATATTGTAATCCCACAGAAGGATCGTAATCAGAAGGATGAGAAGTATGCTGGTGCATATGTTAAGGAACCTAAGCCTGGTAAGTATGACTGGGTAGTATCTTTTGACTTGAACTCACTGTATCCTCATCTGATTATGCAGTATAATATATCTCCAGAGACACTATTGGATCAGAAACATCCTAGTGCCACGGTAGAGAGACTATTGAATCAAGAGATTGAGATTGAAGGTGACTATGCTGTGTGTGCTAATGGGGCACAATTCAAAAAGGATAAGAAGGGATTCTTACCCGAATTGATGGAGAAGATGTATAATGAAAGAGTCATCTTCAAGAAGAGGATGATCAAAGCAAAGAAAGCCTATGAGAAAACACCCACCAAGGATCTTGAGAAAGAGATCGCAAGGTGTAACAATGTCCAGATGTCAAAGAAGATTGCTCTCAACTCTGCTTATGGTGCTATCGGGAATCAATATTTCCGTTATTATAAACTTGCCAATGCAGAAGCAATTACTTTATCTGGTCAAGTTTCTATCCGTTGGATAGAAAATAAAATGAACCAGAAAATGAACAAGATTTTAAAAACGGAGGATGTAGATTATGTCATTGCTTCTGATACCGATAGCATTTATTTGCATATGGGTCCTTTGGTTGAAGCTGTATACAAGGGGAGAGAGAAAACTACTGAGGGCATTGTTGGGTTCCTTAACAAGGTCTGTGAAGTGGAACTTGAGCCGTATATTGAAAGTTCTTACCAAGAACTGGCCGACTACGTTAACGCCTACGACCAAAAAATGATAATGAAAAGGGAGAACATTGCCGATAGAGGTATATGGACTGCCAAGAAAAGATATATTTTAAACGTATGGGATAGTGAAGGTGTCCGTTATGAGAAAGCTAAACTTAAGATTATGGGTATTGAAGCAATCAAGACTTCAACCCCTGCACCATGTCGTAAGTTCTTGAAGGATGCCTTTGGTCTATTGATGACAGGTACAGAAGATGAGGTTATAGATTATATCGAACAGTGTAGGGAGGAGTTTAAATCATTGCCACCAGAGGAAGTTGCTTTCCCTCGTAGTCTTTCTAATGTTGAGAAGTGGAAGTCTTCATCTAACATGTATGAGAAGGGTTGTCCTATTCATGTGAGAGGTGCAATTTTATATAACCATTATGTTAAGAAGAAGGATTTGGATAATAAATATGCTGCCATTCAGAATGGAGAGAAGATTAAGTTTTGCTACTTAAAGACTCCTAACTGGATGCATGAGAATGTTATATCTTTCATTCAGGATTTTCCGACAGAGTTGGATCTAAACAAATATGTCGATTATGAATTACAATTTAACAAATCATTTATGGAGCCTATTAAAGTTATCTTAGACTGTATTGGTTGGGAAACCGAACGTAAGAATACATTAGATTCTTTCTTTGCATGACTAAGTATATTGTTATGTGGAGTCAGACTGGAGTGTATTCTGAAAAGAATATGAAAGTCTTTGAAACCAGAGATCTCGCACAATGGTTTGCAAAAGATATGGAAACACGGTATAATACTGTGAAGGTGTACTCAGCGAGGAAAGGGGATTTTGATGACTAAAAAAAGAAGGATAGTTACTTTAGTAACTGGTGGGTTCGATCCATTACACAGTGGACACATTGCTTTATTTCAGAAGGCAAGAGATCTAACCAATTACTTAGTGGTTGGTATCAATACAGAGGAATGGTTGACTCGTAAGAAAGGTCAGTACTTCTTACCTTGGATTGAGAGGGCAGAGATCATTAGACATCTTGACATTGTTGATGCTGTTATCACTGTAGAGGATACTCCTGAACAGGATGGTTCTGCATGTCTTGCCATCGAAAGATGTTTAGAGATTGCTGATACTGTAGTATTTGCAAATGGAGGAGATAGAACCAGTGGTAACATACCAGAACTAGAAAGGTTCAAGGATGATCCACGAGTAGAATTTGAATTTGGTATTGGTGGTACAGATAAAATGAACAGTAGTTCATGGTTGCTTCATAATTACTTTGAAAGACAACGTAAGATCGTGGGCATCTAATGGATATAAAGTGGATAGACTGGCAACTTCCAAATATTCCCTTATATAGAACTAAATTAGATGACGAGATGATGGATTATCTTTGGTCTTGTATACGACAGGCCGAAAAAGATAATGTAGATAACAGTAATGATTACAGTCATCGACTTGCTGGTAATATATCTGGTAGTTTGGGGTTAACTGATAGGGATGATTATTTCCTAAACAATGTTAGTGGCCCTCTTACTGGTAGGATTATTAGAGAGGATCCAAAACATTTTGCTCCACCAATTGCAATTGAACTTAAGGATAAGTATGAACCAAAGTTAACTATGAACTGGTGGGTGAATTATCAATACCAGACAGAGTTCAATCCATCACATGCACATGCAGGTATAACTTCATTTGTTATATGGATGAAGATTCCTACAAGAGCTGAGGAACAACACAATTTGCCTTTCCATTCTTCTGCTGCATCTGATTTTCAGTTTACATATACTAATATTTTAGGAGGTGTTACTGAACTTCCTATTGATATGGATCCAGAAATGGAAGGCACTATGATGGTTTTTCCATCATCATTACATCATCAAGTACATCCATTCTATAATACAGATGAATCCAGAATATCAATAGCTGGTAATTTGATATGGAGTATGGTAGAATTACAACAGGACTAAATTATTATGGACTTTTTAAAAGAGATCGTAAAGGAAATTGGAGACGAATACACCACCCTCGCAAGAGACATCGACGAACGAGAAGAATTTGTTGATACGGGTAGCTACATTTTTAATGGGCTTCTTTCAGGTTCTTTATTTGGTGGTGCGTCTCGGAGTCGCATTACTGCCATCGCTGGTGAGTCTAGTACTGGGAAGACTTTTTTCTCGCTCGCTGTGGTTAAAAACTTCCTCGATACTAATCCTGATGGCTATTGCCTCTATTTCGATACTGAAGCCGCAGTTAGTAAGGGATTATTGGAGGATCGGGGAGTCGATACTTCACGGTTAGTTGTAATAAATGTAGTAACAATCGAAGAGTTCCGAACTAAGGCACTTAAGGCCGTAGATATATATTTAAAGAAGGATGAAGCAGAACGCAAACCTTGTATGTTTGTGTTAGATTCTCTTGGTATGCTTTCGACAGAGAAAGAAATAAATGATGCGTTGAATGATAAACAGGTTCGGGATATGACCAAATCCCAACTGGTCAAAGGAGCATTTAGAATGCTTACACTCAAACTTGGTCAAGCAAAGATTCCCCTTATAGTTACAAATCACACCTACGATGTTATCGGCAGTTACGTCCCTACTAAAGAAATGGGAGGCGGCAGTGGCCTCAAATATGCCGCGTCTACAATCATTTATCTCAGCAAAAAAAAGGAAAAGAGTGAGAAAGAGGTTGTTGGAAACATTATTAAAGCTAAGACAGTTAAGTCAAGACTCTCTAAAGAAAATCAACAAGTAAACATTCGTCTTTACTATGATGAACGTGGACTAGATAGATACTACGGACTCTTAGAACTGGGAGAACTTGGCGGACTCTGGGAAAACAAAGCAGGACGTTACGAAATTAACGGAAAGAAAGTCTACGGCAAACAGATTATGGCTGCGCCTGAGGAATATTTTACAGACGAGGTTATGGCAAGGTTGGAAGAAACCGCCAGAACAACCTTTAGTTATGGATAAGTTTATTAAAACTTATGATCATTTAAGTGAAGATGTATGTAAATCCCTCATAGGTGTATATGAAGCTTCTCCCAATAAAGAACGGGTGGAGAATTTTCACTTGCCTAATTTTACTCAGGTCAATCTGAATGAAGAACATAAGTTTGGTAAATTTGTACAGTTATGTTGTTATAAGATAGTAGAAGTAGTAAAGGAATATAGAAAGGAACTGCCAGAATATACAGAATGGATGCCAACTAAGGTTGTCTTTGAACAACTAAGAGTAAAGAAGTATGAACCAGGCACAGAAGATCAGTTTGAACTTCATTGTGATGTTCAGGATCATCAGTCTGCAAAGAGATATCTTGCCTTTCTTGTTTATCTTAATGATGATTTTACTGGAGGAACAACCGAGTTTCCCTATCATGAATTGACAATTCAACCTAAAACTGGTAGAGTATTGGTATTCCCACCAACATGGCAGTATCCTCACAGAGGATTGCCTGTTCTGGACGGGGAACCAAAATACATTATGAGTACCTATCTACATTATAGTTGATGGAAACGATTGAAAATACTATCATAAGGAACCTTGTTCTAAATGAGGAGTATACTAGAAAGGTATTGCCTTTCTTGAAACCAGAGTATTTTGAGAATACTCATGAGAAGATTATCTTTGAAGAGTCCGCTAAGTTTATCATTGAATATGATAAGTGTCCTACAAAAGAAATATTAAGTATTGAATGTGAGAAACGGAAGGATATCAATGATGATACCTTTAAAGAGGTAACAACTTATCTAAATGATATCTCATCCGAGCCTGTTCAGGAGGATTGGTTAGTTGATTCTACAGAGAAGTGGTGTAAGGAACGTGCCATATACTTGGCACTAGTTGAAAGTATTTCTATTGCAGATGGCCATGATATTAAGAAGGGGGTTGATTCAATTCCTTCCATATTATCTGAAGCACTAGCAGTAGGTTTTGATAATCATGTAGGTCATGACTACCTTGAAGACTATGGAGAACGATTCGATTTCTACCACAAGAAGGAGGAACGGATCCAATTTGATTTGGAATTGTTCAATAAAATTACAAAGGGTGGCCTTCCGAACAAGACACTTAACATTGCTCTCGCTGGCACTGGTGTTGGTAAATCTTTGTTTATGTGTCATGTCGCAAGTTCAGTTCTTCTACAAGGAAAGAACGTACTATACATTACCCTTGAGATGGCTGAGGAGAAGATTGCGGAGAGAATTGATGCTAATTTATTAAATATACCTGTTCAACAACTGACAGATATTCCTCGTCAGATGTTTGAAACTAAGGTGACCAAACTTGCGGAGAAGACACAGGGTAATCTTATCATTAAAGAGTATCCTACTGCTGCCGCACACTCAGGACACTTCAAAGGGTTACTCAATGAACTTGCGTTGAAGAAATCTTTTACTCCTGATATAATATTCATAGACTATCTTAACATATGTGCATCATCACGTTACAGGGCTGGATCTAATGTCAACTCGTATTCCTACATTAAGGCGATTGCTGAGGAATTGCGAGGTCTTGCTGTCGAAAGTAATGTCCCCATTGTCTCCGCCACTCAGACTACTCGTTCTGGGTTTGCTAGTAGTGACGTTGATCTCACCGACACTTCTGAGTCATTTGGCCTTCCAGCCACTGCTGACCTTATGTTTGCTCTTATTAGTACTGAAGAGCTTGAGGGAGCCAATCAATTAATGGTCAAGCAATTGAAGAATAGATATAATGATCCCACTGTTTTTAAAAGATTTGTTATTGGTATTGATCGTGCGAAGATGAAGTTGTATGATTGTGAACAAAGTGATCAAGAGGGCATAGTTGACAGTGGGCAAGAAGAAGAGTATAATAACGAAGATAAGGAAACAAAGAAAAGTAAACTTTCTAAACTAAATTTCTAATGACTATTGACTTCAAAAGATACGAAGAGTTCGTCGATGCTGTCACATCCGATTGTTCTAAAGATTTTGTCGCTCTTGCTGACCGTATGGTTGAACTTGACAGAGAGGGTGCCAATATTGAACGTCTTACCACTGCTGGCGTTGGGCTTGCTGCTGAGTCTGGCGAGTTTCTTGAGATTGTTAAGAAGATGGTGTTTCAAGGTAAGCCTTGGAACGACGCAAACAGAGAGCATCTTATTATTGAGTTGGGTGACGTTATGTGGTATGTTGCACAAGCTACCCAGGCATTAGGAATCTCATTTGATGATGTGATTGCAACTAATGTTAAGAAGTTAGAGAAGAGATATCCAGGCGGATCATTTGAAATATATAAGTCAGAGAATAGAGAAGAAGGTGATCTCTAGTATTTGTATACTGGGAGGAGGAACTGCTGGGTTTGCAACAGCTGCTATACTGTCACAGCATTTCAAAGATGTAAAAATAAAATGTGTATATTCTTCTAAGATCGGTAGGATAGGAGTAGGAGAATCTACACAACTGGCTATCAATGATATATTTCAGTTCCTTAGACTAAGTGATAAGGACTGGATGCCTAAATGTAATGCAACATATAAGACTAATATTAAGTTTGAGGGATGGTCTGATGAGGATTTTTACTATCCTTTTGGTGATCTAACTGGTGATGATGTTAATGACTTCTTCATTCTGGCCAATCTTTTTCCACATGAAATAAAATTTAATCAATTCTCTAGATTTCATAGGTATCATTCTAGGTTTGCTGAGTTAAATAGATTCTCGACAGAGGGATGGGAATTCCAAGAGTTGACTGCATATCATTTTGATACTGAAAAGTTAGCAAAAGTTTTCTATGATATATCTGTAAGGAATGGAGTGGAGTTTGTTGATGATAAGTTTTATGGTACAGAACAAGATAAGTATGGGTGGGTTGAGTCGATAGTATGTGAGAACAGTCATCATCCTGCCGATCTATTCATAGATTGTAGTGGATTTAATTCACAATTACTTGGCAGAACAATGCGTGTTCCATACAAGTCATACTCAGATACACTTATAAACGATAAGGCCATCATTGCTAAGATACCTTATACTGATAAGAATAGACAGTTAAAAAACTATACTAATAACGTAACCATGAAGAATGGTTGGTGTTGGGAGATTCCTTTATGGGATGGTATATCTGTTGGGTATGTACATAGTTCAAAGTTTGGTACAGAGGAAGAGATACAAGATGAATTCGTTGAGAGATATGGTGTAGAACCAGATAGATCAGTCAGGTTTGATACAGGAAGATATGAGAAGGGATGGGTAAAGAACGTTGCTTCGGTAGGACTTTCTTTTGGTTTCATTGAACCATTAGAGGCAACAGGTCTTGCATCTATTGTGACTAATATATTCAGATTACTTGAAGTTCTTTCTACTAATCTTTCACCAAATTCATTTGACAGACAGGCATTTAACCATGCTTGTTGTACAGAATTAGATAATTCTAAGACTTTTATTGACATGCATTATGCTGCCTCCCATAGATCCGATACTGAGTATTGGAGATATGTTACTCAGGTTATTGAGTATCCTTGGGATGAACATAGTTGTGGTAGATCTATAGAGATGCGAGTAGGTGATAGAGATTTTTCAAACAAGAAGGCCAATGGAGGATTGACACATATCCTTGCAGGTAATGGATATAGTCCACACTCTCCTGCCTTTGTGCAGAGTGTAGGAGATAGAAATCATTACAGTCAATTGAGAGATAGTATATTAAAGGAAGATAATGAATTGAACAGGAAGGTATTGGAGTACCCTACAACCTATGAGTATTTGAGAACACATATTTACTCATAAATATCCTTATAGGTATATTGATTCCTGATGGCAAAATTACAAAAGAAAGATATATTTAATGTATTTCGTAATGGCCCGAGGGTTGGAGAGTTACGTCTTGGGATGATTACTCATAAGATTATGAAGAAGTTACCTTTCAAAATGGTGAGAGGAGGTGACGATATTGAATTAAGATTTAATGGCATTAAAGTAAAGAATGCCTTTCAAGATCAAGACTTAGATAGAATAGTTGAAGTCCTTAAAAATAACTCAGGGGATCAGAAACCTTTTAGAACTATACATAGAGCGAAGAAAGATCGTGAATATTTTAATTTATCAGATTTAGAGAAGACTGATGAGTTTGGAGGTAAAGGAGGCGGAAAGGAGGAGGATCCTCATGAAGTTATGACAGCCGCATTAATTTTAAAGTATGGTGCTGCTGGTACTAATGCTGTTCCTGTAATTGATTATAATACTTTCACTAATGCTAAAACTTCTGTTCAACAATTAAAGAGTGATGCAGGTAAGGTTGTAGGTCATAAAACAAAAGAAATTGCTGCTTTTCATATTGGTAAACTGGATGCATATGCTCAAGCAGTTTCTGCAGCTAATGGTTTTTTGGCTAGAAAGGAACTAAAGTCAAGAGTTAAAGCAGTATATCAAACAGGAAGTAAATGGCCTGAGATATTACTGAAGGAGGGATTGAGAATAACTGATCATAAATTTATGAAGAAGAAGGATTATAATTCCTCTGATTTAATTGTTGAACTTGAGGCAGAGGAGGCGAAGAGATATGTTGGAATATCTTTAAAGAAAAAGGGTGCAAGTAAAAGTGCAGCTGACCCTACAGTTATTAATAAAACTGTAATGGGATCAGATGGTTTAGTAACTATGTTGGTTAGGTCAAGAAACCATGGCATTAATGTTGGATCAATAGTACATCAAAAATTTAAAGCCATCTACCGTGCAAGATCTCAATTCTTTTTTGATATAATAGAAGGTTATCTTGAGTCTGCTAAAGATACAAAAGTACAGAAACGATATATGTCTTTGTTTGGAATACATCAGAAAAAGAAATTCATTCAAGATAAAGATGCATTAGGTAAGCCTATTAGGAGAGATGAAACGCAAGGGGAAGCCATAGAGAGATTTCTATATGAGAAACCATTAGGTCTTAAATGGTATATTGGGGCTAACAGAATAAGAGGACATAAAATAGTTAAATTGGCACAGAAAATACCACAGGGACAGTTAACTGATTCTTTGAAAGAACAAAATCCAAATACTCCCCATGTTAAGAATGAATATTTTAGAGCTTTTGATAGTCTTTTTATGGATCCAGCCATGGCTAAACCTCTGTGTACGGCTTTATTGAATATTATTTTTAAGACTGATATGATGAGAACACTTCTAGAAAGAAGAGGGGCCAATGCATCACAATTTTTATTTACTTTAATTACTGGTAGGGGTCAGGCTGATGGTGATAGTATTAGAGTGGAACCAGCTGGTGAACTGTTTGAAGGAGGTACAAGTTCTGTCCTTGAGAAGTTATTAAAACCAACCAAAACTTATCAACCTACATTTTCTGTTATTAGAGACCCAAGGACAAAACCAGCATTTGAGGGTGGACCAGCAAAGACAGTACATTTGATTACTGTCAGTGGTAAGAGCATTGTCCAAGTTGAGATGAGATATAAAGGAAGTATAACTCCAGAACCTCAGTTCCAAGCTGTTATTACACCAGTCTTTAAAAATATGTACAAAGAACAATACGTAGCAAATCATTCATGGTAAAATACTTTGATAAATAACTCTGTATTCGTAAGGAATTTGTGAAGTCTTTTGGGCAATTTCTAACCGAAGCTGTTAAGACAGCTGCATCAACCGAAGCCAAACTCAAGGGTTTGAAGGGTGACGGTCATGGAGGATGGTACGACGCAAAAGGCAAATTTGTTGCTAAGACTATTCAAGGCAAACTACACTACACAGGAGGTAGAAGTGCAGCAGAGGAGGAACCATCAGCACAGAAGAAGGCGGCTCCAGCTCCTGCCACACCTAAACCGAAAGCGACTCCTCAAGTTGCAGCGGCCCCAAGAACAGCCCAACCAGAACCATCCAGTGTCGAAGATAGTGGAGAAGTTTTTGGGACTGGGGATCTTCAACAACAAACTGCTGAAATAATGGGAGAGCCCGAGTCCGAGGGCGCAGTAATTGTATTTGGTAGATTTAATCCTCCAACAGTAGGACACGAGAAATTACTTCAAGCAGCATCTACTGAAGCAAGTAGACAGGGTGCTGATCTAAGAATATATCCAAGTCGTAGTGTAGATCCGAAGAAGAATCCATTACAGCCTGGTGCGAAGATAGAATATATGCAGAAGATGTTCCCTGATTATGAGGAGAACATTAAAGATGATGCAAATGCCAAGACTATATTTGATGTTCTATTAGCATGTAATAACTTAGGGTATAGGGTAGTAACTATAGTAGTTGGTCAGGATAGACTTGCTGAGTTCCAAAGTCTTGCACAGAAATATAATGGTGACATCTATGAGTTTGAGGAGATAAATGTTGTTTCTGCTGGTGCTAGAGATGCAGACGCAGAAGGATTGGAGGGTGTCTCTGCTTCTAAGATGAGAGCAGCTGCCCAGAGTGATGACTTCAAAGCATTTGCTAAAGGTATTCCGAATATCGGAAACATGGAGAAGAGGAAGTTATTCAATCTGGTTCAGAAACAGATGGGAGTCAGTAAGAAGGAAGTGAAGGCAGAGAAACCTGCTGGTAAAAAGATTGCTAAAGAAGATCTGTGGAGGATAGCACCTAAGTTAGATCCATTTGGATTAAGAATTGCTTATTTAAAAGAGGAAGTATTTAAGATTGGTTCTCTGGTTGAGAGTAGTACTACAGGATTAACGGGTAGGATTACTAGACGAGGTGCAAACTATGTAATAGTACAGACTCCAGAACACATGATGTTTAAGTCATGGTTGACAGATTTGGTAGAGGCTTATGATGTAGGTACAGATGAGTATAGAACATATGTACAGAAAGCAACGCCAGGGCAGAGTGTTCGGAAGTGGAACGCTGATCCAATTATTAAACCAATAACTACTGGATCTTATTGGGATGGTAAACCTAAGAAGAAACCAGAGGATCCTTCTAGTGGGCCAGGAGTTAAATATGGTGATACATGTAAACCTTACAAAGTTGGAAAGGGATAAATAAGGATAGGAAAAGTTTCTCTTAGGGTTTTTACTGTCATGACAGATGATAAAGGTTTAGTTGATGCATACTCTTCAATGTATAAGAAAGAAGAGGAGCCATTAGATGAAGTTGTTGTGACTGGTTCCCTTCTCGCAGCAAAAGCCGCAATGGCTGCTAAAGGCGCACTTGCAGCAGGTAAAGCAGCTAAAGTTGGAGCTGGACTTGCTAAGGCTGCAAAGGTTGCTACTAAAGTTCAGACGGTTGCTGATGCTGCTGGATCTGTTGGAGATGCTGCTCATAAGATTAGAGGAAAAGGACAACATCATCCATCTCAAAATGAAGAAGTAGAAGGTGGTGTAAGTGTAGTGGATTATAATTCAGACTATACCCCAACTGAGATTGAAACAGTGGATCTAATGCCTCTTCCTAAGATGAAAGGAACAGAAGATCTTCACGAAGATGATGCAGAATTAGAATCAAGACTTTGGGATCAGGTTGCTGCAAATCTGACAACTCTTGGAGAGATGGCAGGAATTAAGTATCAAGTATCTCCTCTTGAAGAGAAGAAAGAGGATGATGAGAAGAAGGAAGATAAGAAAGAAGATGATAAAGATGATGACAAGAAGGATAAGAAAAAGAAAGATACCACTAAGAACAAAGATGAGAAGTGGCAGGACAGTGATGGTGACGGTAAGTGGTATGAGAAAGGGGAAGATGTTAAGGAAGGATTCAATGTAAAGAGTCCTGTTGTATTTTCTAAGAAAGAAGAAGAGGTAGTGGATCCTTCTATATTAGAAGAGAAGTGCGCTAGTTCTATTAAGAAGGCACATAAAGCTATCAAGAAATAATGAAATCCTATAACGATTTTATAAGTGAGAGTATAGTTGGCCAGGT